GCGGATCCGAAGGCGCTGCACGATCAGTACGAGCTGGAGCCGAAGGGTGGCATGGACATGGTGAGCCGGCAGATGATGGTTCAGCAGGCCATCAACCGGAAGCAGTTGTTTATGAACAGCCCGTGGGTGGATCAGGTGGAGCTGGACAAGAGCATCATGGAATTGGACGACCCGAGCCTTGTGAAGCGGCTGCTCCGGGATCCGGGCCAGAAGGCCCAGGATGAGCTGGAGGACGAGACGAAAACGATCCCCACCCTACTCGTGGGTATTCCGGTGCCGGCCAAGCCGGGTCAGAATTATGCGGGTCGGATCGGGGTGCTGATGCAGTACCTGAATGGGGCGATGCAGCAGGGCCAGCAACTGAGTCCGGTGAGCCAGAACGCGTTCATGATGCGGATCGATAGCCTGCTCCAGGGCTACGAGCAGGTGGCTACGAACGAGGCGCGGAAGCTGCGGAAGGAGATCCAGAAGTTCTTCGAGAGCACGGGATTGCTCGCTTCCTCGCAACCCCCCGCTCCGGTTCCCGCGGAGGTAGCGGCTCCCGCTGAACAAGCCCAGATGATGTGATGATCACCGTGACATGTAAGGATTGTCGTTTCTATTGTGTGGACGGGACCTGCCGCAGGTTCCCGCCCGCGGGGAGACCCAGTTGTTGGCCAACTCTCAATGCCAATGACTGGTGCGGAGAGTTCGAGAATAAGAAGATTATGATACCACTCACCGAGGGAACCGTCGTCCAATGCAGCGTCGCACCGGCCACACCGCGGGAGATCGAGCCGGGAGGATTGCAGGCGCTCGAGGAGGGTGTTCCGCCGAAGGTGCGATTCCAGCGGAAGAAGCCGGTGTCCGATCTTAAGGAGATTCAGGAATCACCAATCTTTGGAGAGGGCTGATATGGCTGAATACCAAGGCAAGAAGGTTACGCTCAACAAGCCCTTCTACACTCCCGGCGAGAAGAAGAAGAAGGCGGTGTACGTTCGCAATCCCAAGGGTACCGTGATCAAGGTCCGCTTCGGCGATCCGAATATGGAGATCAAGCGGGATGATCCGGAGCGCCGGAAGAACTTCCGCGCACGGCATAACTGCGATACGGCCACGGACAAGACCACGCCGCGGCATTGGTCGTGCAAAGCGTGGTGACCCATTTCCAATATGAAGAAGAAATCCAAGTTCAGTAAGCTCGCCACCGAACTCAAGAAAGAGGGTGCCGATGATCCCCGCGCACTTGCTGCCTACATCGGTCGCAAGAAGCTCGGTGCCGCGGAGTTCATGCGCCGTCAGGCCGCAGGTCGGAAGAAGGCCGCAAAGTAACCATGATCTCCATCATCGCACGAGTCCGCGCTGCTTGGACCTTTGGCCGACATCAGTGCTGGGTAAACCCGCTACCATGGCGCAAGGAAGACGCCAATGCACTGAGCAACTTCTTCAAGAGCGATAGCGGTAAACGCTTCAAGGACGCTTTGCTGAATACCGTTCTCATGCAGAACGCTTCAGCCATAACTGACCGAAACCATTTGCAATACTCATCAGGTTTTGCAATGGGTCAGGCCAGTCTTGTGAAGGTCATCGAGATGATGGCCGACCAAGAATCAATTACGGGGCAGGAGGATGATCCGGATTCTGCCACGAACACATAGGATCAAAGTTGCGGTTGCCGGTCTGTGCGGACCAGCAAACGAGTAAAAGCACAATATGCCAGATGATACACTGAGTGCCGATGCGATGCTCGCTTTGGCCAATGACTACGATGCCGGTGTCGATATCGACAGCCAGCCCAAGGAGCAGTCTCCCAATAACAATGAGACGGCTCCTGCTGAGCAAGATTCCTCCGATGCGGGGAGTGCCGGTAAAGAGGTCGATGGTGGCGAGCAGGAAGTAGGCACGAAATCGGAGCCAGAAGCAAAGGCTGAGAAGAAGACCGAGCAGAAGACGGAGAAAGATAAGAGCAGCAAGTTCGCTCAGGAACAGAACCGAAAGGCGAAGACCTGGGAGCAAATCAACGCTGAGAAGGAGGCCCTCAAGGCTGAGCGCGAAGCGGTGAGGCGGGAAAGGGAGGAGTGGGGCAAGCAGCGGGAGCAATCCAAGGCTGCTGAGACCAGTTCCTTCCGAGATGAGAAGGGCTACACGGCGGAGGACTACGAGGCTGCGGCCAAGGAGTTTGATGCTGATGGCGATTCTCAGTTGGCCAAGGCAGCGCGATCCAAGGCTGACGGAGTCCGAAAAGCTGCTACAGAGCGACAGCAGAAGGTACAGCAGGAGAAGTTCGCGAAGGCATGGTCTGATTCGTTTTCCCGGTTGTCCGAGAAGGAGACTTGGTTGAAGGATCAGAACAGCCCCGAGTACAAACGTACTGTCGAACTGCTTCAGAAGGTACCGATGCTGACATCAATGCCCGATGGACTTGTCCATGCGGTGGAGTTGATGAAGCTCCAGGACACTGCGGGAAAAGCTCAGTCGATCGAGGCCGAGAACAAGGCTCTGAAGGAACAACTCAATAAGCTCCAGCAGAAGACCGCTATTGGTAAAAGCGTACCGGCAGGACAACTTAAGGCTGAGGAGAAAGATTTCTCGAAGCTGTCTCTCAAGGAGCAGAGGGAGGCGCTGTTGAAAGCGTCGAGGGCGTTCGACCGGGACGAAAACTGATAGAACAACCACAACTCAAATATGCCAGTTACTACTTCAACCACGCTCACGAGCCAGTTCCAGAACTACTTCAGCAAGGAGCTGCTCTCCATCGTTCAGCAGGAGACCATCCTGGATCAGTTCGCCATGAAGGCTCCGATCCCCAAGAACAATGGTAACAAGGCCATCTCGATGTTCCGTTTCGGACCTCCGAGCATCGGAAGTGTTCAGACCATCAGCTCCGAAGGTGCGGCCATCAGCTCCGCCAACTACCGCGCTCTGGCCCTCAACAGCCTGAGCAAGTCGCTGGCACAGTACGGCCAGGTCATCGGATTGACCGACATCCTCCGCGCCACCGACCTGTTCAACTCCATGCAGCAGGCCACCAAGACCTCCGGTCTGGATATGGCCCTCTGGGTTGACTCGGTGATCCGCAACACCCTGATCGGCTCCAACCTCTTGTTGGCCTCGGGAACTTCGGTTCTTGGTACTGCTGCCGAGGGTAGTGGCACGTTCGACAACTCCGACGCTTGCGGTACCGCCGCTGGCTCGGGTGGTACTTGCGTGTACGGTAACCCCGCCACGCTGACCACTCAGAGCTTCGTGGGCCTCAACGCCGACACGGCCGCTGCCAACACCACGATGACCGCCTCGGCTGTCCTCGATTCCATGACCCGCCTGAAGCGCAACCGCGCCCCGCTGATCAACGGCGGCTACGTCCTCGCCACCGACCCCCGTGTGGCCCGCGACCTCATGCGCGACGCCGACTGGTTGAACGCGTCGAACTACGGCAACAAGGGCCAGCCGTTCTACAAGGGCGAGGTCGGCTCCATCTACGGTTGCCGCGTGGTCACCCAGACCAACTCGTTCGTCAGCACCGGTTCGGCCACCGAGAACGACAAGTTCGTTAACCAGACCAGCTCCAATGGCGGCGGCGTTACTGCCACCAAGGACATCATCGCCTCGTTCTTCTTCGGCAACGAGTCGTTCGGTATCCCTGCTCTGACCGGTGATGATCCGTTGTCCCCGCGCATCGTGATCACCGACACCCCCGACAAGTCGGATCCGTTGAACCAGCTCGTCACCGTTGGTGTGAAGCTGTACTTCGCCGCTCTGCGTCTGGCCGCTGGTAACACCGGTTCCACCGGTAATCCGGTGTGGTACTTGGTGCATCGGACCAAGACCTCGACCACGCTGTAATATGCGACCCAAGACGGCCACCATCATGGTGATTGCCGTTAGCCCGAGGGGGCATCATCGTAAAGGTGGTGCCCCCTCTTCTCATTCCGCTTGCGGATGCGATGAGGCTGACAACAATGCACCCATGATTTCTATTCCGCTCGAAGCCCTTTCCACTGACATGGAGGATGGCCAACAGGCCATGCCCGAGGTCGGTGATGAAGTGGTTTTGGACGATGTTCGCGGTGTCCTCAAGAAGCTCGAAAACGGCGAAGCCTATATCGAGATCCGCAGCGTCAACGGCATGCCCGCTGAGTACGAGAACAAGAGCGAGAAGGCCATGGCCTCCAAGGAGCCGATGGACGAGAAGGGTATGCGGGAGATGGTTGAGGAGTACGACAGCGAAATGGGTTCCTGATATGCCGATCTACACCTTCGAGAACAATGGCAAGTCCATCGAGCATATCGCTCCGATGGGTACCGACTCTGTTGTCCTTGATGGGAAGCGGTGGACGCGACAACCGGTGGCCCGCTTCGGGGTCACCGGCTTTGCTCGCGAGACCGAACTCAAGGATAACGTGAAGAAGGGATTCAGCCGCATGGAAGAGCGCCAAGGATCCCGCTTCGAGAGCACTTTCACCAAGAATCAAATCCGGAAGATCTGGGATATATGAGCGACGTAGCAAATCAGGCCATCGAGTATTCGATGGGACAGGGCGGCTTTCAACTGGTGACAGCCACCACGCTGACCACTGGCCCGTTTGTGGCCATCACCACCATCGCCCCTACCACCTTTAGCTCGATCACCGGTGGCAACATCAGCGGATCCTGGTCCACGGCGACCATCCCCGCTGGTATTACCCTGCCGGGACCGATCACGAGCTTCCAGATTTCCAGCGGTCAGGTGATCGCATTCAATGGCGTGATTCAATCGTGACACTCGCTCTCGGCACACGACTGGTATCGAACGGCGGGGGTAATGTTACCCCTGGCGATCTGCCTATCCTGCGCCGGGATTTGCTTCAGGAGGACGACTTCTTCGTTCTGCTGGAGGATGGTGACAAGATTGTCATCACGTTTGGGACTTTCGATTCCGTCTTGTTGGAGGACGCGTCGTTCCTGCTGCAAGAGGACAGTGGCAAACTCATCATTCAAGCTAACTAACAGTTTATGGCAGATACAAAGATCACAGCACTGACGGCGATCACGACCGTCGATCCCGCGGTGGATGTCCTTCCCATTGTCGATGTCAGTGACACGACGATGGCTGCATCGGGCACCACGAAGAAGATCACCAGCAACCAGATCCTCGGGGCCGGAGGCACCGCCACCCTCGCCTCCGCCACCATCACCGGCAATCTGACGGTAAACGGTTCATACATTGCGTGTGGATCTAATTCGTACATTAGAACCGATGCCGCTAATCTG